ATGACCTCGATGTACGACGAGCCGCCCTTGATCGAGGTAGAGCAGGCCGCCGCCGTCATCGTCGCCCGACACCGTGACGGCCGCTGCGACGCCTGCACCCCGCACGGATGCCCCGAGCTGGCCCGCGCCCGGCCGGTGCACACCCGGGCCGAGCAGCGGTGGCTGGCCGCAGCCCGCGATGGCTGACCTGGCCGCCCAGGTCCGCGCCCGGCTGATCCTCTCCGCGCGGGTGATCATCACCGACCACTGGCCGACGCCCGCCCGCCGGGACTGGTGCCCGATCTGCCATTCGCCGTGGAAGTGCTGGCCCCTGATCACCGCGTATGCCTACCTGCGGCTGGTCGGCGCGCACTGGTGGATCCCGCCGCACACGCGGTGACCGGGGGTCAGCAAACGCCCCACCAGCCCGGAGGCAGGTGGGGCGAAGTCGTGTGTGGGCTACTGGTCGCCGTGGACCTGGCGACGCTGCTCCAGGGCCGCGATCACGTCGTCTGGATGGCACTCACGGTGCCGGCCGCTACCTGGCTTGATCCGGTAGCGGAGTGCTGGCGGGTCAGCGTTGAGCATCCGCACCACCGCGGTGCGGGACACGCCGAGGACGAGCGCCACGTCGCCGGGACGCAGCCACTCGCCGGTGCGGGCTGCGCTCTCCAGATCTTCCACGCTTCTCGCCATCGTGCCGATCGTAGCGGTCGGATCGAGCGTGGCGGTGATCGACACCAGGGCTCCCCTCATCGTGCTTAATGTGCTCTACGTACTTACTGTGCCATACTGGCGGGCATGAGCACCGGCACCAAGACCCGGCCGACCAAGCGGCAGCGCTTCATCGCCGCCCTCCCCGTCGGCCTGGCCCTCACCCTCATCGGGGCCGTCTGGGCCGCCGGAGCGGTCTGGAGCTTCGAAGAGCAGACCGCCTTCGCCAACGCCGCCGGCTTCCACATCCCGCAGTTGCTGCCGCTCGTCCTCGACGGCATGGCCGTGGCCATGGCCGCCGTTGCCTACGCCGCCAGCCTCGACGCACGCCCCGCCGTCCTCGCCCGCCTTGGCACCGCACTCGCCGTCGCCTGCTCCGCCGCCAGCAACGTGGCCTGGGCGTGGGAGCGGTCCGGCGGCGACCCACAGACCATCGCCCTCGCCGGAGGCGTACCGATCGTGGCCAACCTGGCCTTCGAGGTGTTGCTCGGCGAGGTCCGCCGCCAGGTGCTGCGCCGCCGTGGCCAGCCCGGCCCGGTGGCCATCACCTACCCACGGCTGGTCCGACTGGCCTTGGCACCGTGGCCAACTTTCGTGGCATGGCGGAGGCTCGTCCTCGCGGCCACCGACCCGGCCAAGGCCTTCACCGGAGAGGGCAATCACCAGCCGATCCGGGCCGAACTGGTCGACGAGTCCGACCCCGACATCCAGGCGTGCCGGCAACTCCAGCGAGAGACCGCCACCGCGATGCAGAGCCTCGCCCCCCGGGTGGCGCGCATCGGGCTCGCGGATGCCATGACGCACTGGTCAGCGGCGACGGACCGGCCTCACTCTGCGGGCATCACGCGCCCGGCCGTGGCCACCGCACCCCGACCCGAACTGCCCGCCGTGGCCAGCCCGCCGCCGGCCACGCAGCCGACCACCGTGGCCACTTCACGGCCGACCACGAAGCGCCCCACCGTGGTCGCCAAGACGAGCCGGCGGGTGACCACGAAGTCCACCCGAAAGCCGGCCACCGAGGCCGACCGCACGGCCGCCGCCTTCGCCGCCCTTGTGGCCGAACTGGGGCGCCCACCGACCGGAAGTGAACTGGCCACGAAGGCCGGCGTCAGCCGGTCGTACGCCAACGGGTGGAAGCGCGACAACGCCCCACCGTCCCGATAAGCAGCGGGCCCCGGCCACACCTTCCACAGCCGGCCGGGGCCCGCATCTCCCAGAGGAGGCACCCATCATGCCCACCGTCCACATGGTTCGCGGGCAGGTGCCCGTGGACTCGCCCGCGCGGGCGCTGGCCGGCCGCACCGTCACCACGCCCGCCCGGTCGCTGAAGCAACTCGCCGTCCGAATCCGCGAAATGCGCGCCGCCCACGCCACCCCCGTTCTCGCAGTGAAGGAGATCTGACATGCCGAACCAGCAGCAGGCGAAGACCGCCCGGAACTTCTTCGCAGGCGCCGACAGCCTCACCGACAACATCGCCCTCCTGGAGTGGTGCGAGACCAGCCGGCGCATCCTCCACGCGGGCGCCCTGGAACTGGGCATCGTGGCGTCCGAACTGGACGCCCGTCTGCGCGCCATCCGCTCCGGACCGATGGGCGGCATGACCGGACGTGCCCGCGCCCGCCAAGTCGCCCGCCCCATCCAGCAGGCCAGCGAGGCGCTCGTGATCGGTGGCCGGTACATCGTCACCGCCGCCACCCGCTTCCAGGCCGTCTACATGCCGGAACTGGAGCAGGCCGGGCACCGGCCGCGCCGCAACGAATTCAAGTTCAAGGCCTAGGAGCGCACCATCATGGCGAAGACCACGACGAGGATGCCCCGCAACGCCGGATACGACGGCGTCGCCACCGTCCACACCGTGCGGATCCCCCTCTGGCCGTACCTGGTCACCCCAGCCAGCGCGGTCGGACTGTGGGCGGCCACCGCCGGAGCACACGCCTACTGGGCGGACAGCCCCGCCGTGGCCGGCGCCGCAGCCGCCGGACTCACCCTCGCCGGCACCGCGCTCACCGGCCTGACCTGGCGAGCGGCAGCCGCTCGCGGCATCGTCCGCCAAGCCACCGCCACCCTGTCCTGCGTCGCCGGCAGCGCCTGGACCATCGGCGCGATGCTCGCCGGACCGTGGGAACGCCCGTGGCTGGACATGTGGCTCATTGGCGCGCCCGTGGCGTCGATCGCCATGGCGGTGGTGCGGGTGATGCGCTCCGGTGGCAGCGACGAGCAGGCCGACAACGGCAGCCTCAAGGAGGCCGTCAAGAGCCTGCGGAGCGCCCGGATCGGCCAGCCGAAAGTCGACGGGGCGCGTGCTACCGCCCCAGTTGTCCTGGAGCCCGGCGTCACCGCCAGCGACTTGGCCGGCGAGCGAGGCGCACTGGCGTCCGCCTTGGACGTGTCCCCGACCGCCGTGCGGGTTATCCCGAACCCCGATTCGGCGCGGCGGGCGACGGTGTCGGTGGTGCCCGTCGACCAACTCAAGGAGACGCGATACTGGCCTGGCCCGTCCGCGCCCGGAGCGTCGATCGCAGACGCGCCGACGCGGCTCGGTGTGATGGAGGACGGGGAGCCGCTGGAGATCTGGCTCCCCGGCGATCACTCAAAGGGCCGCAACTCGGCGCACCTATCTGTGGTGGGCATGTCCGGCGCGGGCAAGACCGAGTTGGTGTTGAACCTGTGCGCTGACCTGCTTACCCGCACCGACGTGCGACTCATCATCACCGACACCCGCAAGGGCGACCAGTTGCCCGAGTGGCTACGGAAGGGTGCCCACGAGACGCACCTCGACGCGGTCAGCGCGGAGGACTTCATCGAGTCGCTGCCGCAGGTCATCGCACAGCGGGCCCGGCACCTCGGCCAGCGCGGCCTGAAGCAGTGGGTGAAGGGTTGCGGGCTCGACTACTGGGCGGTGGTGAACTTCGAGGCCGCCCGGCTTGTGTCCGAGTCCGACAGCTTCGTGGACATCACCGAGTCCGCCCGGTCGGTGGGCATCTTCTTGCTGGTCGAGCTACAGCGCGCCACTCACGACCGCTTCCCGACCAGCGCCCGGGCCAACATCTCGGCCCGGGTCTGCCTCGGCGTGGCCAGGGACGACGACGCTGAGGCGGCCCTGTCGGAGAGCACCCTAGATTCGGGCGCGGCGCCGTGGGAGTGGAAGAACGGCAGGCCCGGCTACCTGTACGCCGAGCTGCCCGGTGTGGATCAGGAGCGCTGGTCGATGCCGGCGAGGGCGTTCATCGCCCGCAGCGAGGACGACCGGGCGGCGGTCGTTGCCCAGCACCGGCAGACCTCGGCGAACCGACCGTCGCCCACCCCCCGCCGGGAGGACCCTGTGGACCCGCCCGCCACCCCGCCGGCCGGCGAGGACCAGGAGGAGCGCGTGCTCAACCGTGCGCTTGATCTGACCGACCCGCCGGACGACGTGGACCCCAGCCAGCCCATCGCCATCCCCGCCGACATGCCGCGGCTCGCCCTTGGTCAGCTCCGCACCCCGCCGATGGGTACCGAGGAAGCGCGGGCGTGGATGCGGGATTACCTGCTGCGGCTGCACGACGCTGGCACCGACCAGATCCGGCCGGCGGAGCTGGGCGACGTCATCGAGGCGACCGGCCTCACCGCAGCGTGGGTGGGCAAGGAGCTGCGCCGGCTGTGCTCCGGCCCGGGTGCCCTGCTCCAGAAGACCGACCGGGGTGTCTACCGGATCCGCATCCCGGAACCCGCGCAGTGACTCACCGTGACAGCCGGATGGCGTACGGACGGTCCGTACGCTGCCCGTCCGTACGCCATCCGTACGCCCCTCTATCTGGACCCGGCGAGAGTCGTGCGGACGGTCCGTACGGCCCGCACGAGCCGCCCGCAGATCACGGAGAGTGAGTCATGAGGCATCTTGTCATCGCCTACGGAGCGGGGGTCATCACCGGCGTGCTCGCCACCTGGGAGGCGGCTCGGCGGTGGGAGCGGGCCGCCTGGGCGTGGTCCTGGGCGGCTGGCTGGCTGTCCGAGGCCGCGTGGCTGGCCCGGGAGGCAGCCGGCTGGATCGCGGGCGTGGTGCTGGTGCTCGCTGCCGCTGGTGTCGCGGTGTGGCTGGCGCTGTAGCCCCCCGTAGACGCGCTGCGGCCCCGGCAACCCTTGGTGGGTGCGGGGCCATTGGCGTTGAAGAGGCAGCGGAGGAAAGCGCGTTCCCCTACCCGTCCTTGCCTGAGGCGACGGCGGCCTCGACAAGGGCGCGCCGGAACACCCAGGCGCTGCCGACCCGGGCGCCGAGGAGCTGCCCGCGCTCGGCGCGCTTGTGGGCGGCCTGCTTGCTGATGCCGAGCATGTCGGCAGCCTCCTGGAGGGAGACGAGGTCGGGGATCTTCGCGTCGCGCGGCGGAGTGGTCATGCGTCCAGGATAGACAGGGCGGTTGACGTGCGTCAACTCGCTCTGCGCAAGAAAAGTGCCCCTGACCCGCTAATTCCGGTTGACGAACGTCAACCATGCGTGCTAGACTTTAGGCACAGCAAGGGAGACAGGGAGAAGGAAATGCAGATCACGGAGATCCGGATGATGAACGACGAAACCGCCGCCGACGAGATCCGCTGGGCCCACCGCACCCTCAGCAACGGCCAGACCGGTCTGGCCGCCTGCGTCAGCTTCGCCGCGATCGCCGCGATCACCGGCCTCACCACCGCCGACATGACCGCCGGAGCCCTCTGGCTGGTCCGCAACGACCCCAACGTCTACGTCATCCCGGAGAGCAACCAAAAGGTCCTCCGCCCCGAGGAGCGGGCCGCAGCGGTGAGCATCGGCGGGCAGCACAAGCACTGGATCACCTGGCTGTGACGGGTGGAGGGGCCGGGTGACCGGCCCCTCCACACCTCGCTGGGGAAACCTCAGGCAAGCGCTTTCCTTCGCGCCATCTCCCGCGCACACAGAAAGGCCCCCGCCCTCCCACCAGGGGAGAGCGGGGGCCTTCGCACGTGGTCGGTCCCGACGCTGCGCGGGCATCGACACCGCACTGTGGAGTCTACCGGCGCAGCAGTCGCGCCACCGTCGCCGGGGCGTACGCCGACCGCCGCGCCCACCACCCGGCCACCAGCGGCCCCACGACAGCCACGACACCCAGGATCGCGGCCGTCTGCCCCTCGCTCAACTCCAGGCCGAACGCGACCAACAGCGCGATCACGGCGGTCACCGCAGCAGTGATGGTGGCAGCCGACATGACCGGCTCGGACTGGTCGGGGTTGGGGCTGTAGTTGTTCTGCATGACGAGCCTCCTCAGACTCTCTCGACACGGTCCCGCGCAGACGGCGGGACAGGATCCGGCGGGATCGGCTCCTCACCGGCACGACGCAGCTGATAGGCGTAGCCGCCCGCGACGTTGCGCCAAAAATCCCGGTCGGCCTCGGCCCGGGCAGCCCGGTCATCGGCAGCGTCCCGGGCCTTGGACAGGTCCCGCACTGACTCCCGCTCATGCGCCCGCGCGCCCTGGCGCAGGCTTCCGATCCCGGAGAACACGGCCTGAAGGAAGGCGAGACCGCCACCGCCGAGCAGGGCTGCAATCACAGCGGTGATCACCTCAGACGTGGACACGAGCCCCCCTTACTCGGCCTGACGGGTCGCCTCCACCCGGACCGCACCAACATCCCGCCAGCGGCCGAACAGCAGCAGCGCGAACCCGCCGAGCGCCAGGCTCGCCACCACCGACGCGGGGGCGAGCGCCGATGCGAGCACGACGGCGTACACCCCGAACGCGGCCCACAGCAGGGGTAGCCCGAGGTGCTCGCCGATCCACCGGTCCGTCGCCGCGCCGAACGCCGCCAGTGCGCCACCCATGGCGAGGAAAGCGGCCCAGAGGTAGACCAGCCTCCCTGTGGCGTCTTGGACGCTGGGGGTGGGGTACGCGGCGGCGCCGAGGCCTGCGCCGGACATCATCGTGTAGCCGGCGACCCTCGACCATCGGCGCGGCTGCGACGGCACCCGGCTCACCCCTGGTTGCCGGCGCGCTGTTCGGCGGCCAGGTCGACGGCAGCCCGGGCCAACTGCCGGTAGTCGATCGGGTTCGGCTGGCCCGGGTCGCCCTTCGACCCCTGCGGACCCGCCGGGCCACGCTCACCGGCCGGACCGCGCTGCCCGGCGTACTTGCGGGCCAGCAGCGTTTGCAGGGTGAGCCAGGCAGCCGGTGTGTACGCGCTGCCGTCGGTGACGCTGTTGCCGGCAGCCTTCCGGGCGGCCGACAGCGCAGCCTCCGTCGCCGGCCCGTACTCGCCGTCGATCTTCCCCGGCGAGTAGCCCAGCTCGGCCAGCAGCCGCTGCAACGCCTCGACGGCCGGCCCCTTGTCGCCCTTGCGGCAGAACATGTCGTCCCCTCCCGTGCTGGCCGTGATGAGTCCGATGCTGGTCAGGTAGCGGCGGAACAGCGGCGTCTGGTCGCGGTTCGCCTTGATCGAGTCGCGGAAGAAGCTGAAGTGGGTGTGCCACAGGTGGGACCGGTCGCCGGTACTGCGTCGGCCGAGCCGATCCCAGCGGAGCACCCGCTGGCCGTCGGGGCTGTAGATGATTTCCCGAATGTCTCTGGTGTCCGGGGCGTTGGCGGTGCACTGCGCCACACACCAGACGGAGAACGTCTGGAGGTTGTGCATTCGGCCGAGCGGATCCCGCCACTCGAACATGCCGACGTCGAGGGCGGCGGCGTCGAGGGTCAGGCCGTTGCGGTCCCGGGGCGACTCGACCACCGAGTAGTCGTTGGTCACCACCCGATCCGAGCCGCAGTGGTAGCCGCCCCGGTGGTTGGGATCGCCGACGATGCCGACCTCGTTGGGTTCGAGATCCTCGTCTCGTACCCGGTTCGGGTCGCGGTTGAGGTGTTCGAGGAGCAGCCGGCGGACGGCCAGCAGGTTTTCCGGTGCCCGCGTCATAGCGCTCCTATCCGATCCGTAGCCACTCAAGCCACGACAGGCTGCGCAGGATCGTCGCCGTGGCGTCGGAGGTCTGCTGCGCGAACTGCACCTGACAGTTGCCGCTGGACACCGTGGTCAAGCGGCACTCCTCGAAGTACGAGAGGAACCCCGCCGCGACCGCGCCCGCGCTCTGCTCGGTGGTGCCGCCACGGCGCCTCATCACCACATCCGAGCCGCTGTCGGCCGAGCTGATCCCCGACGCCGCGGCGATGATGTTGCGTTGCAGGCTGGCGCCGCTCGGGATCGACCACGCGACCTTGATGTCGCCGGCCGGCGGACCCCCGTAACACAACCTGGCCTTGATCAGGTAGATGGCGTTCGCTGCCACCGGGATCACCAGCTCGGGCACCGGCACCAACGTCGTGCTGGCCGCCACCGACTGATCGGCGGAGGTCTGGAGGAACTCCCACTGCGACGCGCGCATGCGTCCGGCGGTGATCACGTCCCCGGGTAGCCAGTCAGGCCACGGCATGACGCCTCCTCACAGGGCGACCCGGGCGGGCCGCAGCAGACGGACAGGGGCACCAGCAGGCTGGGCCAGGATCGGCAGAGTCCGGGTCACGGTCAGGCGTTGCGGCTGGTGCACCACCAGGTCCCGGTAGGTGACGGTCACCGGCAGCGTGTTCGTGTTGCCGGTGTCGAGCTGGCTGCGCAGACCCAACCGGCCAGGGCCGAGCAGCGTCGTCACCGGCTCGTCGTACATCCAGCCCCTGGGGCGTGGGCCGGCGGCTGGCCAGGCCATCCCGCGTAGCCGGTTGCCGGCCACCTGGCCGCGCACCCGGATCGGTGTGCCCGGCGTCCAGCCGACCGCCATCACCACCTGCCGGTACACCTGGCCGACACCGGCGAGCCGCTCGACCGCCCGCACCTCGATGCGGGAATCCGCGTGCTCGGCCAGGCTGATGAACTCCAGCTCGACTTGCAGGTAGTTGCTGGCGTCCTGGTGGCGCAGCATCCACCCGGCGCTGATGCTCTCGCCCACAGCCTGGACAGGCACCACCACGGTGATCTCGGCGTCCATGTCCGTCCACACGTGCGGCAGCAGGCACCGCCGAGACGACCCGACCGCGTCGATTCGCACCGTGGCGTCACCCGCCGACACCTGGTAGTCGGTGGCGGCGCCACCTCCGTGGGTCCACGCACCCACCGGGCCCGTCGTCCAGGTCGACGCCGACGACCGCACGAAAGCGTCCGTGCCGAACGGGGCCACGGCGGTCGCCAGCACTGGCTCACCGCGTGCCAGCAGCGGCAGCGGCAGCGCGGCAGGATCCGACGTCCACGGCAGACCAGCACCAGCCGACGCGGCCACCAGCAGCTCCGTAGCCCACGGCGGCGCCGAGGCGGCGATGCGGGATCCGTCGGTGTCCACGCGGTGGACGCCATCAGCGGCGCCGACCAGCCACGGGCTGGCCGGTTCGACGTTGAGCACGACGTTCCAGCTCCGGCGGCCCTGGAGCGTTTCGACGGCACCCACAACAAGCTGATCGTCCAAACCGCCAGCCTGCGGAGGAGGGTTGAGCACCTGCACCCGAGCCCCCGGACGTACGTCACACCACGCCGCCGCCAGGCCGCGATGGCTGCTCAGGTTGACAGAGAGGGTGTCGCATCGAGGTTCCCGTGCCGTCGATAGACGCAGCAACCAGCTCGCCCGGCTGGGCAGTGCGTCGTCGCTGGCAAGGTTCAGGGTCGGGGACGTGGGGATCCGACCCTGCGTACGCACCAGGTCCAGATCGGCGGCGACCGCCGACGCGCCGCCTTCACGGCTGACCGTGACCACGTTACGTAGCCGCTGGGCGTCGGCCTTCAAGTTCAGGTCATCACCGATCTGACCGATAGCCCCGTCCAAGGTCAGCGCGACGTCCGGGTTGTACCGCAGCACCCTCGGCACATACGCCACAGCAAAGCCCGACTCGTAGATGAGTCCACCATCCGCCGCCTCACACTCCCGCCAGAGCGGCAGGGACTGCCCGATGGGCTGCCACCCCATTCGTGGAGTGGCCTGACCTGCCGGCAACGCCGGCAGGCTGATCCTGACCCCATCCTCGGCAAGCAGCCGCGCCAGCCGTTCGTGGGCGGTCTCGTAGTAGTACGAGTCGCGGGCCCCCCGGTGGCCGCCCGGCCACTCGGGGAAGCCGTCCTGCCGTGTATCCCGCAGCGTGTAGGGCTGGCCGGCAAACAGGGCGAGGTGCCCCATGGGCAATATCTCGCTGCTGGTCGCCCCCAGGGTGTTGGTGCCGACCCCGGTCACGCCGGCCACCGTGCCAGGCGCCGTGACCGTGGTGACCCACTGCGCCGTCGGGCCGCGCCACTGGTAGCCGATCCGGATGTTGGCGCCGTCTTGCCAGACGGAGATGTTGAAGGTCAGGAAGTTCCCCGCGATGCTGTCCGAGGTCATCTCCGTCGCCGTGCCGTCCGCGGTGATGCCGTAGATCTTCATGCCGAAGTCGGGGCCGACAAGGTGCGGGTTCGCCTGGAGCCTCCACCGGGCGTACGTCCCGCCCGGAGTGTCCACCTCCAGCAGGACGACTGCACCGGAGTACGCGGCCATGTTGTTTCCCAGCTCCGCGCCGATCATGGCGGACCAGCCCTGAGCCGTGCCGGTGGCCAACGTGACATCAGGTGGAACCGATGCGTACAGACGGGCGCCCCCGGACAGGTCCGCGATGCGGTCGGTGCCGTACCGCCAGGTCTGTGCGGTAAGCGCGGATCCGACATCGGCGAACGCGAGCGCCCCGCCCTTGATCGTGAGCGGCTGGTGACCGGCCAGCGCCGAGCCTGCGATGGTCGCCCCGTCGCCGTCTTCCATCGGCCAGTACGCGGCGGCGAGGTGCGTGAGGGTACGGCGCATCGGTGAGACGGCCGGAGGGGTGCCACGGCCGGCCTTACCCAGCTCGCCGACAGCGGCGATGGTGACAACGGAGTACCGGCTGGACCCGCCCGGCCAGGCGACCGGCCACGAGTTGACGTAACCGGAGTAGCGGTTGCGCCAGCCTTCCCCGTCGCTGAGGTCGACGTCGAACTCAATGGGGGTCCACGGTTGCACGTGCGGCCAGTACGGGCTCATCGCATACCCGCTCGTGAATCGCCCGTCGGAGTTCTTCAGGCCCAGGCTGAGCGTCGAGGTTTCGGCCTCCTCGGCGCCGGAACTGCGCCCCCAGCCGATCGTCACCTCGGTGGGCACGTGCCACCACTCGGTGATGTCCGTCCACTCCCAGGTGTCCGGGTCGGCGTACACGTCGGCACCCCATGCGACCCGGATCCGGACCAGCAGGCTGTCGCCGTCGACGTAGCCGCTCACCGGTTCGTCCCCACCGTTTTCTGCACGTCGCCACCAAGGTCCGCGATCGTCTCGCGGAGCACCAGCACCAAATCCTTCCCCCGGATCCGGAACTCACCGGTGAGCACGATCCGCAGCAGCTCCATCGCCGCCGCACCGAGCCGACCGCCGGGGCCGAGGGGCTGCACGGCGGCGCCAGCCTTGAAGTGGTGCAGCTCGGGGCCGCGCTCACCGACCACGGCGAGGCCGTCACGGATGATCCGGCCACCGTTGGCCAGCATGGGCAGGTTCGGAGTGTCGATGGTGGCCCCGCCCCAGATCTGGCCGATGCCTGGGACCGAGATCCCCGGGATGCGGAAGCTCAGGTTGTTCCACCGGCCGATGATCCAGTTGATGGCGGAGCGAAACGCCCACTTCCAGCCGTCAAAGGCGCCCTTGGCCGCGTTACCGATCTTGCGCGGTAGGCCACGCAGCCAACCCATGAACTTTTCGCCGCGGTCGGAGATCCAGCCCCAGACGGCCGCGCCCAAGTCGCCGACCTTGCGCCAGACGTTGGAAAACAGCGCCCACCAGTTCTTCGCCCCCGAGACAAGCGCGTCGACCAGCCACCAGAATCCGGCCACGATCTTGTCGGCGGCCCACATCACCCAGTCGACAATTCCGTTCCACACCGACGTCCAAAAAACACGGAAGTCTTCACTGTTTTTCCACAGCAGGACGATGCCGGCGACAAGGGCGATGATCGCCAGGACGACGAGCCCGATGGGGCTAGCCATCATGGCGATATTCCAGGCAACCTGGAGCGCGATCGCACCCTTCGTAAGAGCCGCCCAGATGACGGTAATGGCGTTCCAGGCCGCGATGGCGCCTCGGACGGCGTAGATGCTCACCGCCAGCCCACCGATGACCGCGCCGATGGTGAGCAGCGTGCCGGCGTTGTCGAGGGCCCACTTACCCACCTTCTCCAGGTAGGGGACAGCCTGACCCACCTTGTCGATCAAGGCGGACTGCACCTGGCGCTTGAACGCCTCCAGCTTCTGCTTGTTGGTCTGCTCCAGGGTCTCGCCCGCGCGCTGGGCGGCGCCGGAGACGTCGCCGAGCCCGCCCTCGGCACCCTTCAGGGACCGCAGGAACTCCGGGATATCCGCGACGTTCAGATCTTCCAGCGGCGTACCGAACAGGCCGATCGCGTGGTTGGCTCGCTCCGTCGGGTCCTCGATGGAGAGCAGCCCGTCAACGATTTGGTCGAACGCCTTCTTGGCGGTGGTGCCGCCCTTCAGGATCCGGTTCGACATCGTCTCCGCGTCGAGCCCAAGGGCCTCGTACACATTGACGGAGGTGTTGCTCATGTCGGTTGCGCGGATCGTAAATTCCTTGATCGCGTCACCGGCCTTGTCGATTCCGTACATGCCCTTCTCTGCGCCCTTCACGAGCAGCGAAAACGCCTGCTCGCCGGAGAATCCGAGGGTGCGGAAGAACTGGCTGTACTCGTCGGCGGCGTCGAGCACGTCCTCGCGCAGCTCGCGGGGCACCTTGCTGGACGCGACAGTGATGAGGTCCATCGCCTCTTCGGCGTCCTTCACCAACCCCGAACCGAGGACGGTGCTCGCATACTTCGCGGCCTGGGCCACGTCGGTGCCCCACGTCTTGGCGTACGCCTGGACCTGGACGGTCATCCGCTCGACGGCGCCCGCGTCGTTGATGGAGGCGAGTTTGCCGCTCACCACGGCCTGGACGGCGTCCATGTTCTCGGCGGCGCTCTCGCCGAAGCCGCGGGTGTAGACCTGCCCGGCGACCTTGCCCAGCTTCTCCGCCAGCGCCGGGTCACCGACCTGGTTGGTGAGCTTGGCCTGCGCCTCCTCCAGGTCCAGGCCCTTAACGAACCCGGCTCCGATACCGGCGGCGAGGGCGGCACCGACGATTGGCGCGTACTGCCGCGCCTTCTGCCCGGCCTGGCGCATCTTCCCGTCCATCGCTGCGAGACCGCGGGCGAGGTGGGTGTCGTCAGCGCGCAAGTAGGCGACCAGGGTGCCGAGCTTCAGAGACATGATCACCTGCCTGTGTCGGATCAGTGACGGTCCGGGTTGCGGGTGGCCAGTACCGTGCCCGGGTCACCGACCGAACGTGAAAGGACGTGGGGGAATGCGCAGGACAACCGCCGGAGTCGCGGCAACACTCGTCACAGCGGCGGCGCTGGCCGGCTGCTCGGCCGACCCGGTTGACCCGGTCGCCGACGACCAGTCGACCAGCGCCGAAGTGATGTGCGAGGAGTTCATCGAGCGCCGACTGAAGGCACCGAAGACTGCCGAGTACAGCGGCACCCAGACCGCGAAGAACGGGGCCGAGTACACGGTCAGCGGGGCGGTCGACAGCGAAAACGCCCTCGGTGTGGCACTCCGGTCCGAGTACACCTGCGTGGTCCGGTCCGACGGCGACGACAAGTGGACGCTGGTCGACCTGAAGCTGGGCGACTAGCGCCGCCAGCCCTCCGGCACCTCAGGCTCCGGCGACAGCGCCCGCGCCAGCCGGGTGTCCGCAGAGAGCAGGCCGGCGATGCGGGTCGACAGCCACCGCCAGGTCCGCTGCTGGAGGATGCCCGGCTCGTCGAGGTCGACGCCGTACTCGCTGTGCAGATCGGCCTCGATCAGGTCCCAGTGGTCGAGGATCTCCCCCCACGACGTCCCCGACCCCGTCCGCCCCTCCGGGAGTTCGTAGTACGACCAGAGGCCGGACGCGGGGTCGTAGTCGCCCCGCCCGTACTCGTGGTCGGGGAGGATCCGGCCCTCTGGTTGGCCCTGCGGTCGGCCCGGTTCATCGCCGGGCCGACCGCTTCCCCCGGGACACCCCCCGACGTCCAGTAACGTTCGGCGGCCTCGTCCCCGCCGAGGATCCAGGCGTATGCGGTGGCCGCGCAGTAGGCGATGTGCTGGTGCGACACCCCGTCGGTCATCATCTGCGTGTAGGCATCGCCGAGCACCCGCCGCTCCAGCGAGGTTCGGTCGTCCATCTCGGGCAGATCCTCGATCAGCGTGACGGCCTGCTGGATGTCCTCCGGCGTGGATGCCCGGTGGATCTGCATCGTGGCGTTGGCGATGGTCTGGCACCAGAGGCCCAGCTCGGCAGATGCGAGGGGCACGGTGTACTCCCGCTCGACCCCATCCCGGCCGGGCACGTCGGCCAGGATGAGGCCGGGGCTGAAGTGCTCGCTGAGCTTGGTGAGCCGAGCAGCCATCAGGCGGTGTACACGAAGTCGTCGGCGGGCACGTTCGGGCTGACGCCCTCCGGCGTCTCCACGGTTACCCGCACGGTGCCCGCGGTGCCGGCCGGCGTGATGGCCACGATGTGGGAGTCGTTGACCACCACGAAGTCGGCTGCGTTGGCCCCGAAGTCCACGTCCGTGGCGTTGGTGAAGTGGTTGCCGAAGATGCTGACCAGATCTCCACCGCCGTCATCGCCGGTGGCCGGCATCAGCCCGGTGATGGCCGGCGTGAGGTCGGCGTTGGGGTTGGTGATCGGGATACGCCGGCCCTGGCCCTGGAGGACGACGGTGACGACCTCCAGGTCCGCGCTGGCGTTGCTGTCGCGAGACCACTGCTTGACGTAGCAGCGTCCCGTGAACTCCTCGCCGGAGCTGATGCCGTTCTTGTCGTACCAGCGGACCGGGAACTCGCCGGCAGCGACGTTCTGCGTCTGTGCGGCGAGGTGCTTAGCCCGGAGGAAGGCGTGCACCGGGTTGAGCGAACTGCCGTCGAGGTTGGTGGAGTGCGAGAGCTTGAGTTCGAGGCGCCAGTTGTATCCGGTGGTCGCTTCCCTGCCCGCGCCGTCGTCGTCGTAGTTCTCGTCGTCCTGGGCGCGCGTCTCTGAGATCGGGTTGAGTTCCCGCTTACCCAGCAGCTCCTGGAAATTCACGACGGGATAGGTGCCGAGGTCGATGTCGACCCGGAGTCGCCGGGCCAGCAGGGTCGCGCGGTCGGTTGGCTGGGTCACGGCGTACTCCTCAGTCGCTGTTCCGCGCCGTGGGGCGCATGGTGTCCAGGTAGTAGTTCTCGCTTCGGCTCCAGCGGCCGTTGGTGTCGTCGCCGAGGCTCGTGTACGACTGCCGCCACACCTGCACCACGGCGATCCCGCCCCAGGTCACGCCCGCAGCGCCGTCGTACCGGTCGTGGACCGCGTCGGCGAGGTCGTCACAGTCGCGGGGGTCTTGGCCGGCGCGTACGCGGATCTGCACGGCGAGCTGGTGGTCGGCGAGGCCGGCCAGTGCGGTGCCGAGCGGGTACGCCGCGAGGGTGATCAGCCGATCCGGCCGGTCCGGCACGGCGCGGATGACGATGCCGGTCTCATGGGCCTGGTAGACCCCGCCGTCCGGTCGCCACACGCCGATACCGGCGGCCTGCATGTCCTCCGCCCAGCCGGTGAGGAGCCGGGACGTCCAGCCCTCGCCCGCCATCAGGTGCCGCCGAGGGGCTTGCCCGCGGCCTTCGCCATCAGCGCGAGCATCGTGTCCTTCTCGGTGCCCATCGGGTCCTCCAGGTACTTCGCCTTGCGCCCGTCGTCGTGGCGGAGGGTCTGGTCCTCGTGCTGCCGGACGGCGTACGGCCGGTCATAGCTGACCGCGACCGTGCCGGTGGCCTTGTCTGAGCTGACCTCGCCGCTGCGCTCCAGGTCGCCCTCCTCGTGCGGGGCGAGCGCGCTGGAGACCTGGAGCAGGTGCTCGGCGGCCAGCTCGGCGCCCTCGAAGGACGATTCCTTGAGAGCGGCGAGGACCTTGTCACCGTCCCACTCGATCCGGACCTCGTCAGCCATCGGTCACTCCAGGCTGATCTCCAGGTGCTCGGGCAGGGGCAGGCCATGCGCCTCGACGCGGGAGACGGCCAGGACGCGGGCGGTGCGGCCGTTCCAGGTGACCCGGCTCCCGGCCGGGCAGGTCGTGTCGAGCGGCGCAAACACGGTGGTGGAGCTGACCTGCTCGCGGCCGGCGGCGTCCTGCGTCTGCACCCGCACCAGCCGCCGCGTTTCCTCGACGATGCACGGGGTCACCTCGACGGGCTCGCCGTACACGTCGCCGTACGCCCCGCTCCCCGCGTACGGCTCGACCAGCACGGTCGACGGCTCAGGGATGTGCGCGGCGATGAACTCGGCCCAGTTCACGGCATCACCACGTCTGCGGCCCGTGGCCGGTCAGCCCGGCGGCCTGAAGGATCTGCCACGCTTGCGGCCACAGTGGGCCGATCCGGGACGCCTGGGCGGCGCTGCCGCCAGCGCCCTGCCCGCCCCTCACGACGCTCACCTTGCCGATGCTGAAGCTGGCCGTCGGCGGTGCGGCGCCGGTACCCGTGCGGTCGCCCGAGTCGAGGATGCCGGCGACCTGCTCGCACGTGGCCTCCATCAGCGCGGTCACCACGGCGGGATCCTCCGGGTCGTAGACCGCGCAGAGCAGCGCCTGGTCGACATCCCGGCTGGCCCGCCGGAGCAGCAGCTCGGCGTTGGAGCCGGCCGGCACGGTCACCGGGTAGTCGGCGAGCTGCTCGGGTGTCGCGTACGCCATCTCGCCTCCCTCCCGGGGTTGGCGGGGGCGGCCGGTGCGACCCGACCGCCCCCACGAATCACTCGTCCAGGACCCCGGCAGCCCGCAGCGAGGCGAGCAGCGCGTTCACCTTCGTCTTCAGCTCGTTGATGAGCGCCGCCTCTTCGGTGCCGTACGTGCCGTCCGCGTTCGCGGTGGTCACGTTGGCGACCGGGGCTGCCGGCATGCCGGACAGTGCGGGGTGGTTGCGGACGACACCGGTGTATTCGCCGTGGACCGTCATCGGTCAGTCCTCCTTCGGGCCGAGGTACTTCTCGGCGAGCTGGTCGCGGGTGAGCTTCTCAGCGTCCTCGACGGAGAAGCGGTTGCCGCCGGCCTCGGAGGTGACGTAGGTGACCCACGCCGCCTTGGACGCCGACCGGGAAGGCGGGTCGGCAAGCGCGGGGCCCTGGCCCTCGGGAGTCCCGCCGTCGGGCTCCGGTGCAGGTTCGATGGCCGGCGCGGGCAGCTCGGCGATCTCCTCGACCTTGTAGCCGTGCCGGCGGAAGTACGCGAGAGCGCCCTCGTTGTCCGTCTCGCCCTGGCCGTCGACCAGGGCGACACCGGCGACCGTGCCGGTGGCCGTCTTGACCGGTGCTGTGATCTTGTATCGCTGCATGTCAGGCCACCTTGATGTTCCGGAAGACGGCCGCCGCCTTGGTTGCCTTGAGGGCGACCGCGACCGGGCCGAGCTCCACCTCGCCGGACTTGACCGCGCCCGGCGTCGAGAAGTCGGGCAGCCACGTCGCGACGAGCTGCGAGCCGACGGTGGTGACGCCGTGGAAACCGTCCAGGCCGACCCGGTAGGCGTACAGGTCGGTTAGGTTGGTCGTCGAGACGCCCACGGTGCGGGTCTCGACCGGGATGATCGGCGAGTTGGATCCGGCCTTGTCACCCGGGTCCGCGAAGGTGATCCCGCCGTAGCTCTCGCGGGTGATCGGCCGACCGTTCGCCCCGATGAGCCCCTGGATCGGGTCCCGCACGTACATGCCGGTCCGGCGGACGATGCCCCGGACCTTGGCCAGGAGCCGCCGGTTGCCGAGCAGGATCGTCGGGGTGCCGTCGAGCAGGCTGAGGAACTCGTCGAGGTCGTCGAGGGCCTTGTGCTTCACGCTGGCGTCGGTGTCCAGGTCGGACCAGTTGGTCACGCTGTTCGCCCGGAACTCGGTGGACGTGCCGACCAGGGCCTTGTCGAGGCCGTCGAAGCCGTGGGCATCGACGTTCGTGTCCCCGTTGATCACCTCGTCGGCGAAGCGGGTCCTGGTGGCCTTGACCTTCTGGGCCATGTTCAGCGCGACGGCACCGGATGCGGCCGGACCGATCCGGGCGATCACCCGGTCGATCGTGAACGCGCCACCCATCACGGCCAGTTCGACGTTGTGCTTGGTTGTGGTGACGTTCTGGGCCTGGTACTCGTGGTTCAGCTCACGGGTCGCCGCGGTGGCCTGGGTGGCGAGCCGCCGGTACCCGTAGGTCATGGTGGCGCCGCCGCCGGCCGGGTTGACCGCGTCGTCGAAGGTGAGGGTGTCGAGGATCGTCGACTCCTTGCGGAACTCGTCGATCACGGTGGCGTCGAAGTCCTCCTGCGCGTTGTTCGACGCCTCGGCCAGGGTTACAGGCATGAGGTTCTACCTCCGGTTGGGTCAGCCACCGAGCTTGCGCTTGACGGCGTCGGTGAGGGAGGCCGAGCGGCTACGTCCGCCGCTGCCTCCGGTGTGGTCGGCTCCCTGGCGACCGGTTCCGGACCCTTGGCCGGCGGTACCTGCGGCGAGCTTGGGGTTGGCCTTCACGGCCTTCTTCATGGCGGCCACGACCTGGTCGTCGTAGTCGTCCGCGTCGGGGTCCAGCTCCTTGACGGAGTCACGGAAGCTGGCGGAGTCGATGACGGCCACGGGGTCGGCACCGGCCTTGCTGGCGTTCTCCCGGATGGCCAGGCGGAGGCTCTTGTCGCGGAGCTTCTGCTGGGCCTTGTCGGCCGTCTCGCGGGCGGCCTTGAGCTGCTCGGCCGGGTCTTCCTTGCCGTCGGGGGTGAGTCCGGCGGCCTTGAGGATCGCGGCGACCCGCTCGTCGGCGGCCTTCGCCTTCTCCTTGGCCTTCTTCTCGGCCTCGCGGGCGGATGCGAGGGCCCGGGCGTGCCGCTCGGGGTCGAATTCGCCCTTGATCTCCGGCGTCTTGGTGCCGGTGTCGTCGCCTTGGCCGCCCTCGGCGCCCTGGTCTCCGCCGCCGTCGGTACTGCCGGTTCCGTCTCCACCTCCGGTGCCGCCGTCTCCACCGCTGGAGCCTTCTCCGCTGCCGCCTGCGGCGAGATGGATGGGCTGGCCGTTGCGGCGGTAGCCGATGATCTGGCCGGCGAGGGCGCTGAGGCCGGGACGGGTGTTCTGCACGATCCACTCCTTGAGTGCTCGGTTGGGTGGTGCTGGCCCGGCCTTGCCGGGGGGTCTACGGGCGGCGGCGGATCTGTAGGTAGCCGTTGGCCCAGCCCTCCGCCAGTTGGCGGGCAGCCTCGGCCTGGCTGACCTTCCGCCGTCGGGACTCCATCGCGACGACCGCCTTGGCCGCGCCGGTCGCGTACTCGACCTGGTCTCCGGTGACGGTGATGGTGTCGAGTACCTCGTCGGTCGCGACGACGAGGTACTCGGCGATCACGTGAGCCTCCTACGGGTGCCGGTGGCGTGCTCGGCGATCACGTCGAGGCGGGCGAGCATCCGCTCGTACCAGTCGAGGTGGCCCAGCCGGGCAAACTCCGAGCGGAGCCCTTGCAGCTCCTCGGCATCGTGCTGGACTTTCGCGGGCGTCCCCTCGACCGACTTCGCGATCTTCAGCACGGCCCGAGATCCGTCGGCGAACTCGACCATCTCGATTCCGGCGTTGTTGACGCCACCGGTGAGGCTCTTCCGCGAGGTGACGGGTTGCCGTACCTGCTCGGCGAGCGTGCGGGCCGCCGGTGCCGGCGCGGGAGCTGGTGGTGGCGCAGCAGGCGCGGGTGCCGGTGACGTTGCCTCACGCGCGGGTGCCGCTGGCCCGTCGTTGAGCGGCCGCGGAGCCGACCCGGGGGTGCCGGCAGGCCGCGGGCGTGGGAGGTTGCCGCCGCCGATCTGCTCGCGGTACGACAGCCGCTTCAGCTCCGGGTTTTTCGCGAGGTGGTCGCGCATCGCGCCTTGCCACTGGCGGACCTTTGCGCCGGCACCTACCTTCGCCTCGGGGGTGAGCGCAGCGGCTTCGCGCTCCTTCCAGTGGCGGATCCCGCGCTCGATCTCCCGCTGCCGTTCCTTGGCCTCGTAGCCGCGCGGGTTGGGCGTCGGCTTGGCCGGGCGTCGGGTCGCCCCCGGCAGGTACGCCCTGAGGCTGTGCGTGCAGTTCGGGTGCTGGAGACCAGCACCCCTCGCCTCGTCGACCGTGCCGGCGATGTCCACGGTCACCGTGCTGGCGCCGACCATGCTGGGCAGCTCCACGCGACCGCGCTGGCCGCCGGAGATGCTCAGTACCTTGCCCTCCCAGGGCCGGCACCGTGGGCACTCTCGCGGACTGTCGGACACGATGACCGTGTCCACGCCGAGCGTGCTCAGCCGGTCCGTTTGGCCCTGGACGGCGGCGCGTTGGGTGACGGTCCGGACGGCCATCTCCACATACGAGGAGAGCCGCCAGCGACGCCCGGCCACGTCGGTGAACGACACGACACCCTGGTCGACGAACCGCGCGTACGCCCACTGGCTCGCCTGCCTGCGGGTCATGCCGCCCGCCACACTGACCCCGGTCGCCTGCGCGATGACCAGCCGGTACACGTCCAGCACCCGGCGCAGCACGCTGGAGTGTGTCGCCTCGATGTCGGTGACCAGCGCGGCAGCGAGCGACTCCACCACGGCGATCCGCGGTACGGTTCCGGCCGCCCGGACCGCCGCCGCAGCGTCCAGATCTCGGGGCAGTAGCTGGGCGGGCAGGTCCCGGGTGGCGATGCCCTGCCCAGACCGGTACGCCCGGGCGAGCAAATCCCGTAGCCGCTCCGCGCTCTCGCCGGCAACCAGGCCGAGGATCCGCTCCACGGCGGTCCGCAACGAGGAGAGGGCACCGAGCCGGGTGACGGCCCAGTCGGGGGCGTCCTGGCCGGCGGCCAGCCGGCGGGTCACCTCGTCGAGGATGGCCTGCTCGGCGTTGCGGTAGAGGTCGACGGCGCCGCGGCTGATGGCTTCGATCTGGTCCCCGGTCAGCGCCATCGACTACTCCTCGGCCGGCGGTGGCTCCTCGTCGCCCTCGGGCTCAGGCTGGTTGCCGGCCAGGGCACCGAGCGCGCCGCCAACCTCGATCGGCTCCGGCTGGTCGCCCTTAATGAGCTTGACCTCGGCCTCTACCTGCTTGTCGTCCCAGTCGGGGTGCACCATGCGCACCCGGGTCTCGACCGACACGGCCTCGGCGGCGTGGAGCAGCTGCACCGTGCGTGCCACCTGCTCCGGGCTCTCCGTCACCGAGTCGCCGAACTCGACGTTCGGCCGCTCCTCTTCCGGGCCGCCGAAGTGGATGCGCTCCAAAGCAAGATGGATCTCGGTGTACTCAGCCAGCGCGGGCGCCCAAGTGGTCACCCGGTCACCTCGGCTGACGAAGGTCTGCCGCTCCCTGCTTTGGGCCTCGGTCGCGGTCATCGCGACGTCGCCTTCATCGCCGAGGGTCTGCGCGGAGAGCCCGGCATGCCGCATCGCGGTCTGCATCAGCTCGTCCAGGGTGGCCTTGTGCTCGACGTGACGGATCGCGAACTGCGAGATGGTGAGGCCGACGTTCTGGTCGGGCAGGGCGTTGATGGCCGAGTAGACCTCACGGTCGGCGTCCCAGGTTGCGCTCTGGCCGGGGCCGTTGGATTGGAGCATCCAGTCCGGCACGGTGATGCGGCCTCGGCCCAGCCGGATGTCCTGCAGCCAGCTCGTCCACACTTCGTCGATCCGGTCGAAGAGTGGCTCGTTACCGTCCAGGTCGGAGCGGCCGTGGTACTTGAGCGGCCCGAGTTTGCGCCAGAGCCGTTGGGGGCCGGCGTTGGGGATGCGGACCACGTCGAGCCGGTCGAGGCCGGTCGGCTGCGATCCGGTCTCGTCGAGCAGCTCGGCCAGGTGCTTGGTGTCGGGGTGCTCGGTGAGCGGGATCGCCAGGCCCAGCTCGTCGGCGGCGCCCTCGTGGAGCGCGTACGTGATCCGGCCGACCTTGCCGACAACGTCATGGTGCTCCAGCAGTCGCAGCACCGTGCCGGACGACTCGTGGATCGTGCTCCAGAAGGTGACCTCGACGAGTCGGCCCCAGCGGATGGTGGGGATCGCGGCGTCGGCCGGCACTGCGGTGGCGATGGCCCGGTCCGGAGCGACGTCGCGGTCGATGACGGGGCGGAGGTAGACGTCGCCGAGGGTGGAGCCGATCTCGGCGCCGTGGCGGAGGACGGTCATCAGGCCGTGCTCGATGAGCCGGTCGACGGCTTCCTGCGCCTTCGTGTCGTCACAGGCGAGCGTCGGGGGCTCGGCGAAGAGTAGGCCGGCGGACGTGGCGGCCAGGTCGGCCGGGACCGGGACGTGGAGGCGGGTGTCGCGCTGACCGATCCGCGGCGGGGAGCCCCAGAGGAAGCGGGACAGCATGCCGACCACGCCGCCCGCGAGCTGGCTGGGCCGAACCTTGGCGGTAGGGCGCTCGGTGTAGACCTTGACCAGTTCGGCCGGGTCGCCGACGTACCAGGCGTCCCAGGTGCGGTACGCCGAGTAGGCGGGGGCGTGTGCGGGGGGCGGCCAGGCGCCGCCGGTGGGGATCGGCACCAGACCCTCCTTCAGGCTGCGAGTGCGTGGGCGGACCGCAGAAGCGGGCGCCACAACACTTCGGGTGTCTTGATCGCGTACCTTGCGGCGTCGATGCTGTGGTCGTCCGCCTTGATCGGCGCGTCCTCGCCCCGCTCCGCGGCCTTGTCGTCCCAGCTGTAGCCGGGGATCTCGTCGATCAGCCCCTTGCACGAGGCATGGATCCGGAGTTGGTCGTTGCCGAGCAGGCTCGACATGAGCCGGATCCCGTCCAACACGCTGTTGTCGGCGAGGGCCGGGGTCATGCCGTCCTCGTGCAGCTGGAGCCGCAGCGAGGCCGCCGACGGGTCGACGACGGTCCACTCCGGCCGGAGCCCGCGCAGGCCTGCGCCGCCGGGTGCCTCCAGGCCGTCCAGCCAGGCACGCAGCTCCCGGGACAGGCTGGAGTCAGTGAGCTGCCGGCGGGCGGTGGCCGGGTCGTGCCGCCACTCGTGCGTCAGGTGCAGCCGGCCGTCGACGCCGACAGCCAGCACCAGGGCGGCGGTGGCGTTGCGGGTGCCGTAGTCGATGCCCAGGCTGATCCAGCGGTGGATCGCGGGCAGCACCGGGACGACGTGGCGGTCCTCGTCCCACATGTCGAAGACGGCACCCTCGGCCTGGACCCAGCGGCCCTCGATGAACCGCTTGTACCAGAGCCCGACGTACTCGACCTTCAGGTCCGCCACGTACTGCGGATCCAAGTGCGGGTTGTCGTCGAGCGTGGAGTGCCAGGTGCGGAGGTTCAGCTCGCCGACCCGGAGGAGGTACTTCTTGCGCAGCCAGTGGTTGGGTGCGTCCGGGTTGGTGGTGCCGAACAGTTGCGCGCCGGCCACCGACAGCCGGGCGAGGACCTGGGTGAAGAACGCTTCCGGCACGGTGGTCAGCTCATCGCCGTACGCCAGGCACAGCGTCAGGCCGCGCACCTTCGGCTCGGCCTTGGCGTCGTTCGCGCCGATCACGTCAACGACGCGACCGAGGATCGTGGCGGTGGGCGCGCCGGGGTTGTAGTGAACGAGGCGCGCGAGAGGTCCGAACAGGGCCGGATCCTGGAGGACGCCGAACACGTTGCGGGCGATGCTCTCGCGAGTCTTGCCGAAGATCACGATCCGGCCGGACGTGGGGGCGACGGCGACGGCCAGCAGGAACCGCAGCAGGCTCGCGACGGTCTTGCCGGATCGGACGCTGCCCTGCCAGATGTTGATCCGGGCGGTGGACTCGACCACGCTCCGCAGGTGGATCGGTGACAGGGTGCGGCTGACGGCGTCGAGGTCAACCGCCATCGGCGTCGGTCTGGTTGAGCTGGTCGTACGCCGCGCCCAGGCCCTTGGCGAGGGCGCCGAGCATGGACTTCGCGGCGTCGATGCCGGGGTCGGCGTCGTACTCGTCGAGCTTGACGGCCCGGTCGACCATGATGCCGAGCGACTGCGTGATCTTCAGCTTGTCGGCGAAGGTCGGCTCGGGTGTCGTCCAGTCGACGCGAACGTACTCCTTGCCGCCGTGGTCGACGTAGTCCGCGGGCTGCCAGAGCTGTTGGCGCATCCGTTCGGCGTCGTCGAGGAGGGCGTTGGCGAGGGCGGCCCGCTTCGCCCGGGCGTCGATCTTCCGGGCCTCGGTGGCTGCCTTCACCTGCTCGCCGCGTTCGAAGCTCAGCTCCAGCTCGGCGGCGATCCGACTGACGGTGCGTCCGGACCGGCCGATGCGGCGGGCTATCTCGTTGCGGCTGAGGTCCTGGGCGTGCAGCTCGCGGACCAGCGCGTAGTCCTCGGGGCCGACGGGCTTGGGCTTGGCCATGGGTCACCTCACAGGCGGCTCACCTCGCCAGGTTTGGGGACATGCATCGATCCGATCGGAGGTACCGGCCGATTGCGCAGGGTGGTCACGATGGCCGGATGTATCCTCACGACCCGCACAAGCAGCAGTACCCGCCACAGCCGCCGCCGGTGGTGTACGTCCAGCAGCAGCCGCCCAGCAAGGCGACTGCGATGGGCGTGTGGGCGATCTTCCTGTGGATCGCGGGACCGGCCATCCTGATCGTGCTGTGTTGCGTGGGGTGCTTCGCGACAGGCTTCGCCGCGACTGTCCTGGAGGGCGTCTCGGGCGGTTCGCCGTCACCTTCGCCGTAGCTCCGGGGTGCGGGCAGGCCAGAGCACCACTTCCGGCCTGCCCGCTCTCCCCGCCCCTGCATGCCGGCCGTCCCCCGGACACGCGACAGCCCGGGCGGACCCTGTGGGTCTCCGTCCGGGCTGTGGGCACACTCCGCCTGTAGCGGTAGGTGAACAAATCATGCGACCAGGGCGGCCCCAACGTCAACTCGACGCGGCCGGCCACGTGGGTTGAGTCGCGCATCCCGCTCGATCCGGGCGGCCTCGTCCAGCGGGGAGTAGCCGGCCCGGGTGGTCAGGCCCTTGCGGTCACGCCACCGGCGGATCATCGCCTCGGTGACGTCGGGGCCGAGTGCTGCGGCCAGCTCGGCGGCGGTGCCCCACTCGCGGCCCTCGATCGTGATCACGTCTCGACGCTACCTGCGGTGAACCGTTGCATCAGTCGGTAGGCCGGGCTGCGATCCGGGCTGAGTGTCGACCGGTCGTAGCCTTCCGTCGTGACCGGGCTGGCGTGCCCCATCGCGTACTGGACATCCCGCACCGGCACTCCGGCGTCGAGGGCGGCGGTGGCGTACGTGGCCCGGGTCGAATGTGGCCGAATCTGCTCGGCGAGCACCTCGGGCAGCCCGGCGGCCTTGGCGAGCCGGCGGAGCAATCTCCGGATCTCCTTGCGGTCGAGCGGGTTGCCTCGGGTGGTGGCGATGAGTGGCCGGGGTCCACCCGCTCCGGCTTGCCCGGCGGGCACCAGCTCGGTCCCGGCGACGTCGGGGCGCTCGGCGAGGTAGGCGTGCAGGCGCAGCATCACCGGCGGGACGAGGCTGGCGACCCGGGCCTTGCCGCCCTTGCCCCGGACGTGGAGCACGCTGTGGCCTCGGTCCTCGCCCAGATCGGCGGTGGTCGCCCCGAGCAGCTCGCCGACGCGGATGCCGGTGTAGAGCAGCAGGTGGACGATGGCGGCGGCGCGTCGGCTGTCGAGGTCGGCGGCGGCGAGTAGCGCGGCGGTCTGCTGGTCGGAGAGGGCGGGCGCTTTGCGGGGTGCGCGGACGGGGCGTTCCTCGCGCTCCAGGAGGGCGGGGTTGCGGGGGGCGGCCTGGTGGCGGATGAGCCAGCCGTACCAGCTGGAGACGGCACCGAGGCGGCGTGCGCGGGTGTTGCCGGCCTCGCCCCGGTCGTTGGTGAGGTGCGTGAGCCACATCTGGACGTGGGCGGGCCATGCGTCGAGCGGGTCGACGGTGTTGGTGGCACACCAGGTGAGCCAGCTCTTGAGGTCGCGGGCGTACGCCTCGGCGGTGAGGCGGGAGCGGCGGCCGTCGAGGAACGCGGCGACCAGGCGGCCGATATGGTCCGCCTGGTCGCGCTGGACGGGTACGAGGTCGGTCACGGCTGCTCCGGGCGGGGCAGCTCACGCAGCCTCTTGGCGCCCGACTCGGCTCCGGCGAGGGCCTCCGCGCCGGTGGTTCCGGCCAGCCTCGCGCGGGCCTGCACGCGGGCAGCAAACTCCTCGCCCGTCTCGCCCGCTTGGTTGGCGAATTCGCGGACTCGCTGTCGGATCATCTCGTCGTCCATGCCCTCCATTGTATGCCCTCAGAACGGAACTTCTGTTGGCATCAGGGATTGCGTGGCCACTCGGCGAGCATCTCGCCATCGAGGTCCGCGCGATGCGGTCCCGCGTGCCCGTACGGCTGGGTGCAGCGGTACGGCTTCATCTCGCGCGGCGGGTGCGCCTGGAATGCCCCGCAGAGCCATTCGCTGTCGTCGTTCCACGCCATCGGTCGGTCCTTTCGGGTCGGTCGTGGGCCCAGGGTGTACGGCCACACCCCGGGCCATGTCGGGTCAGGCGGCAGACGGCGTGAGCACTTCGAGCGACAGGTGGCACTGGTCGTCGCCGCTGTCGAAGTCGACCTCGTAGGTTCCTGCGGGCAGTTCCAGGTCGCCGGCGGCCTCGTCGAGCTGGTCGTTGTCGCGGACGAAGCAGTCGTCGGTGCGCACCATCCACCGGTCGTCGATGAGCCGGTGCTCTTCGCCGTGGACGATTTGCTGGTCCTCGTCCTGGTCGAGGTCGAACGACAGCGCCGCGTCCTTGGCGCAGTCTCGCCACATGCGGCAGGCGTCGGTGACGCCGGGGCACTGGACGGCGTACTCCTGCTCGGTGATGCCGCCTTCGACGGTCTCGGTGATGGTGAGGGTGTGGGTCTGACGCTTCACGGTGCTCTCCTTCGGTCGGTGCGGGTCAGTTGATGCGGGCTTGGTTGGGCGCGGCCCCCGCGACCGCGCCGATGACGAAGGGCTCGTACCAGGCGCGCACACCGTTGCCGTTGTCCTGGTAGTGGGCGGTGCCTGGCGGGTGGGGCTCGCGGTCGCAGCGGAGTCCGAGCGTCGGGTTGGTTGCACCGCACTTCTTCACCGGGCACCTCCGGCGACCGCGCCGATGACGTCTGCGCGCCGCCAGATGTGCGGCACACCCTCCACCGCCCCCACCACCCCGCACCGGCAGCCGACACCGGTGCAGCGGCAGACGCAGACGACGGTCCAGGCGTCGACCGGGCCGGCGCACTGCACGGTGAGTTGTCGGGTGGCGCAGGCGGGGCAGTCGACGCCGGTGAGGGGGCGGCGGACCGGGGTCCAGTCGATCGGCAGGGCGGACACCCAGGCGAGTTCGTCGACGAGGTGCCGGTGGACGACGCGGGCGGTGCCGGGCGCCAGGCGCGGGATGACGTCGATGACCCGCTCCAGTGGCCTCACAACCCTCGGGGTGCCCCCGACCTGTCGGGCGAGCCAGCCCAGCCGGCCGTCGAGACGCGAGATCAGCTCACCCCATGACCCGACACTCGGCGGGGTGTGATCGAGCGTCAGCGTGGCGCTGACCGGGTCGCCGTGCCCACCCACGGCGTGGCGGGTGCCGTAGGTGGGCGACGAGATCGGCCCGGCGGCGATGAGCGCCTCACCGCGCTGGAGGGCGGCGTCGGTGGCGCGGCGGACCAGGGCGCCGCGCGTATGGTGGAGGGACCAGGCGGCGGCGGTGGCGTGCCAGTGGTGCGGGGTCAGGGCCATGGTGCTCCTCGGGTCGTGCGGTACCTGTGCGTGCGCGGGAGGAACCGGGGCGGCGGTCATACCGAGTCCCTCCAGGCGAAGGACGGCTCACTGGCCTCGGCCACGATCGAGATGCCGTGCAGTTCGCGGGTCATGCAGCGGACCAGTTCGGCGGTGGCCTGCTCGGCGTCGGCCTCGGGGACCATGGCCACGATCTCGTCGTGCACCGGCAGGACCACGCCTCCGGCCCAGCGGGTCTGGTCCCAGGCGAGCAGGGCGTCCACGAGCAGTTCTCGCGCGGTGCCCTGGATGGCGTAGTTGGGTGCCTTGTGCGGGTACTCGCGGGGCAGGTGGATGGTCCGGCCGGAGTAGGTGGGCATCTGGGTGGCGCCGGAGCGCACCATGCGCTTCATCTCGTCGGCCCAGGCCACGTAGTCGGGGGCGATCTGCCGGAGGGCGTCCACGATGGCCTGCATGACCTCGGCGGTGACCCCGAGCTGGCGGGCGAGGCTCTCGATGCCGCCGCCGTAGGCCCATCCGAACACGCCTCGCTTGGCGGTGTACCGGTTGGCCTTGGTCCAGCCGGCCCCGAAGGCGATCTCGGCGACCATGGCGTGCAGGTCAACGCCCTCGCGCAGTTGCCGGATCAGTTCCGGGTCCTGACTGAGCGCGGCCATGACCCGGATCTCGACCCCGCTGAAGTCGGCGCTGACGAGGACGTGACCGGGGTCGGCGGTGATGCAGGCGCGGACACCGCCCTCGCGGGGAAGCTGCTGGAGGTTGGGGCGGACGCAGGACATGCGGCCGGTGTCGGTGCCGAGGGTGTAGACAGTGGGTCGGGCCCGGCCGTCGCCGGAGTCGCAGAGCACCCGGTACGGCTCCAGGAACGTCGACAGGACGGTCTCGTGGTGCCGGTAGTCGAGTACGGCGGCGATCAGGTCACCGGCCTCGCCCGGGGTCGCCTTGAGACCCTCCAGGACGCCAGCGGCCACGCTGGGTTGTCCCTGAGGGTGCCGGGTGCTCGGCTGGGTGCGGGGCAGGGTCACGCCCAGCGCGGTGAGTCGCTCGGCGAGTTGCCGGTCGCTGCCGGCGCTCTCCACACCCAGGGTGTGGATCCGTTCGGCGGCGGCGTGCATGGCCGGGGTGTGCTCGGCCTCCAGCCGGGACACCTGCTCCCTGTCCACCCGCACGCCCCGGTGGGTCACCCGGGCGGTGATGCGCTGCACCGCCCGTTCCCGCTCCACCACCTCGGCGGGCAGCTGCGGCAGCCTGACGGCGAGGGCGGCGGTGTCGAGTACGTCGGAGGCGGCGTAGCGGATCATCGTCGTGCACGAGGAGTCGACCTGCGCCCATCCCGACCGCTCCACCGGGGTCAGCGGCTTGGTGTCGGTCAGCCAGCCGTTCGCCTTGAACAGGGTGGCGCGGGCCTTGTCCGCCGTCGGGGCGGTGGCCGCTGCACCGAGTACCGCCTCGGCGAGCTGCTTGAGTGCCGGGTCACTGCCGGTGCTGCTGGGGTCGGCGAGCTTCGCGGGGATGACCGTGTCGTACATCCGGTCCCACGCGGACTCGTCGAGCAGTCCGGCGTACGCCAGCGGGACCAGGTCGGCGGTGGCCGAGTGGGCGTGCAGCCGGGGTGCGGCGACCAGGGCCGTCCGGATCACCTCGGCCTGCGCCGGGTCAGCCGGGTCGAGCACCACGGCGGTCTGCTCGTCGCCGAGCTGGACGGTGCGCAGCGCGTAGTCCGCGTGACCGACCGGGTACCCGGAGGTTTCCACGTCCACGGTCAGCGCGCCCGCCCGGGTGATGGCCTCGGCGATGACCGGACCGGCAGCCGCCAGCGTCAGGCTGGTGATGACGCCAGACCGGTCCACGGCTACCGGCAGTGGTACGGATTCGCCCGCGGCGGCCCGCCGAGCCTCGGCCCGCTCCGCCTCTTTCTGGGCTGCCTTGGTGATCTTGGTTTGTTTTTTTGTGGTGACGGGTGTGACGGGTTGGTGGAGTTTTCCCCCTGGGCCTTCCTGTGCGTGTGTGCGCGCGTGTGTGTAAGGGAGGGAGGTCAACCCGTCACACCCGTCACGGACCCCCTCAATTTCGGTACTGACCTGGGGTTCTGTCTGTGACGGGTTGGCGTTTGAACCCGTCACCAACCCGTCACCAGAAGGGCCCAACCCGTCACGCGAGGGCGAGATTGGGCCGATCGGCTGCGTCTGCGGCGGTAGGTCGGGGGCCAGCGGTGACGGGTTGGGGGTCTGGCGTGACGGGTTGGGCCCTTCTGGTGACGGGTTGGTCTGGACCCCGATCGGCCCGTTCCCGACCGTCGGCAACCACCCTCCGCCGTGCTGCCGGAGACGGAGCGCGCGCCGCTTGCCTGTCCTCGTGTGCTGGGTCGGATACCCACGCTCGTTGAGCTCGCGGCCCCACTTCGTCTCGCTCGGGGGTGTCCACCCACCGGGCTTGCCCACCCGGGCCCATGCCACGAACGCCTCGTAGAGGGTCCGGCTGCGCTCGCCGTACTCGTCGGGTTCGGTCTCCTCGGACAGCCAGGTGGCGATCGGGTCCTGCTCGGCGGCGATCTCCTCGGCTCGGAACCGGTACGCCTCGGGTGCTGCCACGGTGAGCGCGCTGGCGGGGTCGGCCAGCCACGCCGCGGCCTCTTTCATGAGCTGGGCCAGCACGCCGGGGGCCTCGGCCCGCCAGGCGCGTCCGCTCGGGTGTCCGATGGCGGCGCGTGCGGCGATGACCTGCTCCGGGTCGCCCTCGCAGGGGATGAGCCGGACCCGGCTGCGGACGGCGGGGTCGGTGAGGATCGGCTCGTCGTTGGCGGTGAGTACCAGCGTGTGGGTGGGTGCCCAGGTGACCGGGTTCTGGTTCATCGCGTTGCCGGTCAGCTCTCCGCCGCCGGTGAGCTGCTTGAGCCGTTCCTGCCCGAGTCGGCCCTCGCGGGGGCCCTCGTCGATGAAGCTGAGCCGGCGGCCCATCAGCGCGTAGATGATCGAGGCGTGGGCCTTGTCGGCACCGCCGAGCAGACGGGCGTCGGCGGCGTGGGCGTAGGTGCCGAGCACCGACATGATCAGGGCGACCACCTGCGTCTTACCGCGGTCCTTCTTGCCGATCATGATGGGCAGGGCTTTGTCGCTGTAGCCGGTCGCGGTCACCGACAGCACCCGCAGCGCCCAGGCCCGCAGCGCGGGGTCCGGCCACACCGCCGCCAGGAAGGCGTCCCACAGCGGCGTGGGCCGCACGTCCGGGGCCATCGCGGCGCTGTGCAGGTGAGGTGTCCCCGGGTCCACCCAGGCCGGGACGGGGGCGTTCAGGCTGGCGCGCAGGTCCCACGCCGTACCGCCCGCCCAGAGCAGCCAGGGCTCCCGGTCGAGGTTGCCGAGCTTGAGCGCGTTGGGGTGCACGCCGCCGGCCACGCGGTCACGCATCTTGGCGGAGATGCCCCGGGCCGACGAGGCGGTCATGAACTTCTTACGCCGCTCCGCCTGACTACGAGGCTCGCTACCTTTCTCCGCCTCGGGGTCGCCCTGGGGCATCCGGTCGGCGAGCAGGGCGACCGCCCAGCCGGACAGGTCGTGTCGGACGTCCCAGACGTCGGGTCCGCGTAGCAGCCACACCCGGGCGTCGTGGGCGTACCGCAGCACCAGCTGGGTCCGTGCGAGGACGGCGTCGGCGAGGGTCTGGTCGAGGTAGCCGGGTGGGTTGAACTCGTGCGCGCCGATGACCTCGAACGGGTGCATCTCGCGGTCGGGCTCGATCGGCTCCGGCACGTCGTAGCCCGGTTGTCCGCCGCCCGGCCGGTTGTCCACAGGTGCGGGGGCGGCCATGGGGATAACCCCGACGGCGAAGCACGGGTCCCGGTCGACCGGCACCGGGCCGACCACGGTGACGGCCTTGCGCGCGGAGGTGAGCAGCATCCGGTCGAACTCGTCCTCACGGCCCTCTCCAGCCGTGAGGGTCGCCCACTGCTCCCGCAGTTCCAGTAGCGCGCCGGCCGCTCCGGGGTGCCCGGTGGCGCCGAGCTGGACGAGGTGGTGGGTCCGGGCGGTGGCGGTGTCGTGCCGGGACCCGGACGTTGCGGCGACCAGCTCGGCGGTGGCTTTGCGGGCGGCGTCGGCGACCTCGGCGCAGGCCGCGCGCTGGTCGGCCATCAGGGCGGACAGCAGCATCTGCCCCCGCCCGATGTCCGAGGCGACCGGCCCGGCCTCGGTGGCGCCCTCGCGTAGCCCTGCCACCCACGCTTCGGGCAGCTCCGGCAGCTCGTTCGGCTTCGGCACGGTGGCGCTGACCGCTCCGGCCGGGTCGTACCAGAGGTACGGGGCTCCGACCTCGTGGTGCGGGCTGGGCCAGACCACGGCGTACCGGTGGTGCCGCTGGATGATCTCGATGGACTCGCCGAGCTTGGTGGCGTACCTGCCGGCCGGCACCCGGTAGAACCGGATCCCCGACGGCAGCGCGCGGGCGCTCGACCGCCAGGTGGCGGGCAGCGTGCCCCACCGCTGCTCGTACCCGGCCAGGCTGTCCCCGCCACGCTTCTCGACCGACCCCTTGGTGTAGTGGTCGACGTCGATCCCGATCACGCCGTCCGGCATCCGCAGGGCGATCGAGTGATCGGCGTGCGTGACCGACCAGAGCACGAGGGTCTGCGGGTCGGTGTCGCGTCCGTCCGCGCCGGTGTACCCGACCGGTGGCGGGTGCTTCGCGGCTCCGGGGACCGGCAGGATGCACGGCCACCCCGCGAGGGAGTAGTCAGCAACACCATCGGCGTAGGGCTTGGTCACTGGTCACCGGCCTTCCGGATCCATGGCAGGCGGATGGCTGTGTGGCCACGCTCCCGGCTGGCGTTCGCGTAGCCCGGCTCGATGAGACCCACGACCACCAGGGCGTCGAGCAGATGGAGGTACGCCTCCCACGACATCTCTCGGTCGATCAGCAGGTGGAAGTGTCCGGGTGTGCTCGACGGCAGCAACTTCGCCGGCAGATCGATGTCGAGTACAGGCTTGTGCATCTCGCTACCCGACACCTTGGACGTCAGGAGGTTGGCCACACCGAGGTCGTCGGTGAGTTCGCGCTGCCCGTCGTCGTAGGCGCTGTCAAGGTCAGCGACAGCGAGGACCTGCCCCGGCAGGGGCGATTCCCGGTTCACAGGGCACCAGCCCGGCGGCTCAGCGGGTCGGCCAGGCCGAAGTCTCGGACGGCGCAGAACAGTGCGTGCCGGGCGGCGTCGCGGGCGTGGCGCATCCCCTTGGTCACGTCCAGCAACCCGGCCTTGGTGAGCCGGTCGTCGGTGGCCCAGGGCTTCACCTCGGCGGCGGAGCGCTCGCGGCACGTCAACTGGTTCCGCTTCGCCCAGTGCGCGATGACCCCGACCAGCTCCCGGGTGACCTCGCCGGAACCGGCGTGCGCCGACCGGGCGGCCCGGGGACCAACGACGAACCGCTCGACGGCCACGACGGTGGACTGCGGCACCACGACGTTCAGCAGACCGTCCAGGACGTACGTGGTGAGGCCGTGGGTCACCTGGAGGGCCTCAGCGCCCAGCAGACGGGGGAACCATGCGCCACCGATGTCGGCGGGCTGCCCGATGAGCAGAGCGATGCCCGCTACGGGGCCCGGGTCGATGCCGATGACGTACATCAGGCCGCCTTTCGAGGGGTTGATCCACCCAGGAGCTGGGTGACGAGTCGCGGATCTTTGAGCAGGTCGGCCAACTGGCCCGCCTTCTCGTGCAGCACCGAGCGCACGCGGGCGTCGATGGTGTCGGTGGCGACGATGTCCACCACCTCGATGGAGTCGTGGATCTCGCTGCCGATGCGGTGGCAGCGGTCCTCGGCCTGGGTCGCCTCGACGAGCGACCAGGGCCGCTGGAGGAACACCACGGTCCGCGCGGCGGTCAGGGTCAGGCCCACCCCGCCGGCTCCGGTGGTGACGCAGAGCAGGTCGAGCTTGCCCTTCTGGAACCGTTCGACGGTCTCGGTGCGCTCGCGCATGGACTGTCCGCCCATCACGTAGCCGACCTGCAAGCCCACCTTGGTGGCCTGCTCGCCCGCGAGGGCCATGAGCTGACGGGACGGCGCGAAGGCGACCACCGGGGAGCCGGGCCGCTCGGCGAGCACCTCCAGGAGCGCGTCGACCTTCCAGCTCGGAGCCTTGAGCCGCACCTCGGTGCGCCCCTGCATCTCCCCGTCAGGACCGGGCTCCCGGGTCACGGTGACGTCGGCCGCCGCGCTGGCGAGCTGGGACAGCCGGGTGAGCTGGGCGAGCACCGACATGACCGACAACTCCTCCCCATCGGGCAGTTGCGCGATCATCTGGCGCTCCAGCTGGTCGTACGCCTTGCGGTACGCCGGAGGCAGCTCGACCTGGCGGACGCTGTAGACCTTCGGCGGGAGTTGGGTGAGGACGTCGGCCTTGGCGACCCGGCGGTGCTGGCCGAGCAGCGTGGCCCGGAACTCCGGCTCGGCGGCGTCGTTGAGGCCGATCACCCGGGCGCTGTAGTCGCCGGGGATGGTCACGCAGTACCGTGCCTTCCACCGCTCCCCGGACGGCCACGCCGTGGGCGCGAGGGCCTCCAGGGTCGGCCAGAGGTCGCCCGGGTGGTGGGTGATCGGGGTACCGGACAGCGCGACGAAGTTGTCGGCCCGCTTCGCCAGCCTGCGGGCGGCGATGGACCGGGCGGCGCTCGCCGACTTGATCAGGTGGCACTCGTCCACGACGACGGTCCGGGCGCCGAGCCGGTCGAGGGGCTTGCCCTTGGCGGCGTCCATCCGCGCGGTGTCGTAGCTGGCGACCACGACGTGCGCCGCCGTGCCGGCCGGACGAGCCGCGAGCCGCCGCCGGTGGTCCGGGGTACCCCGCCAGGCGTTGACCCGCCAGTCGGGAGCCCAGGTGCGCCACGCGTCGATCCACGGGTCCACGACCGACGCCGGGGCGATGACGACGACCGGAGCGACCTGGTGCCCGGCGGCGGCCCGTTCGAGCAGCCCGAGGATGGTGGTGATGGTCTTGCCCGCACCGGGGTCGTCGAAGAGCAGCGCCCGGCCCATCGCCGCGATCATCCGCGCGCCCTCGACCTGGTACGGGCGGAGCACCAGCCCCTCGGGCAGGGTCACGGTCAGCTCGGTGCCGGGCTGGGTACGCAGTCGCATTTCCTCGGCCAGCCAGCCGAGCAGACGCGGCCCAGGTCGCCAGACGGCGCCGAACAGGTGGGAGAGCTGCACGACGGCCGCCCAGGTCGCCGGGAGCACGAGCGCGCCGGGCGGGTTGCTCGGCTTGATCAGCGGGGTGGCGAGCTGGAGCCGGTCCGCCATCTGGGCGATGGCCGGGTCGGGGCCGACGCCGATCAGGACGATTTGCGTACCGTCGGCGGTCAGCTCACCGTGGAGCGCGGCCGACGGAGGATCTACGTACGTCACGGTCACCTCCGTGGTGGGAGTCGGGTGCAGGGAAGGTCCGGGAAGGTCACCGCCCGGCCCGAGGCGGGGAAGGGCCCCGGGCCGGACAGTCACCCGCTCAGACCGCCGCCGGCTGGCCACCGGTGAGCCGGGCGAACAGGGCCGCCTGCTCCTCGTTGAAGCCGGCCGGAGCCGCCGCCGGAGCGGGCTGCTGGGCGGGCATCGGCTGCTGCGGGGCCTGCTGTACCGCGACGGGTTGCGGCATGGGCTGCTGGACCGGCGCCGCCTGGGCAACCGGCTGCGGCATCGGCATCTGCACCGGGGCCTGGACCGGGGCGCCGGGCTGCTGCGGCACCGGGGCCACCCCGTCCGGCCGGACGTACTCCACCCGGTAGAGCAGCTGTGGGTTCATCCCCGGCACCGCGCGCTCGCCGATCCGCGTGACCCGGATCGCCGCGCCGGCCTCGGGGGCACCCGCCGGGGCACCCGCCTCGGCCATGGCCCGGGCCAGCTCGTCACGCGCCTGACCCTTGACCCACCACCCGGCCACGCCGTCCGGGTACTCCGGGGAGGGCTGGACCTGCATCGGCACGACCATGACCAGCTTCGGCCGACCGTCCTTGTAGGTCTGCGGCACCCCGGCGTTGTTCGTCTGCGCCCGGACGTCGGCGTTGGTCACAGTGCGCGCCACGATTCCGGCGTAGCTGGTGCCGATCGGCCTGCCGTTGAACTTCCAGCTGGGGCCTCCGCCGCTGCTCGGCTGCTCGAAGAAGCCGTCCAGGGTGCCCTGCGGCAGCGGCTGGGCAGGAGGCCCGTACTGCTGCGGCTGCTGCGAGGCGTACCCCTGCTGAACCGGGTAGGCGGGCTGCTGGACGGGGTAGGCCGGGGCCTGGGGCTGGGCGTACCCCTGCTGAACCGGGTAGGCGGGCTGCTGCGGGAACTGCGGCATCATCGGCTGGGTCGGGTACTGAGGCTGCATTTCTTACTCCTTGATCAGTTGTTCGGGCCTGGACACCCAGGGCCGTTGTCGCGCTTGGATTGCGGTCGGTAATAGGGGCAGAAGAAGCAGGTGTCGTCGTCGGCAGTAATAGGGATGTCAGTGAGCGTTTTCGATCCGTTGAGGATTTCTTCTGCCATGGCCTTACGTCGGTCGGTGAGCTTGAACACCTCCTCGATGAGTGCGTCATCCTGCGGCCCCGTGGCCCGCTCCCAGACGTATAGGCCGTCCAGGCTGGCGGAGGTCCGGGGGTAGGCGGCCAGCGCGACGCGCGTCACGGGCAGCCCGAGAATGCGGTAGCCCTTGCCGTAGAGCAGGAGCTGAATCTGGTAGTGAATGGGTGGCCCGGAATTGCTGCGGACCTTCGCCATGGACGATTCGCCGAGAATCTTGTGGTCAACGACGGCGGTTTCCACGGCGTCGTACAAGTCGGCGGTGCCGGGGTGCTCCGGGTGCGGGGTGACCCGCTGCTCGGCCAGCCACCGGGGGAAGTCCAGCCCCGCGTTGGCTGCGGTGAACGCGTCGGCCAGCCAGGCGTGCACCGCGGTCCCGACGATCGACGCCCACGGGTCCACGACGTGGTTGGTCGCGGGCAGCCCGGCGAGCTTCCCGACCACTTGCCGGTCGCACGGCACACCCAGCTCGCTCGGGCCGAGGTGCCGCTGCCGGTTGCGGGCGGACCCGTTGGCCTGCTCGACCACCACCCGCCGGAGTTCCGAGGCGTACCGGCTGGCCCAGGGCGAGTTACCCCCGAGCCGGGCCGGGGCCGCCTTCATGAACTCCTCGACGGTCGTCATCCGACGATCTCCAGGCCGTACGGGGAGCTGATCTGCACGGCGTTGCCGTTGGCGTCGACTTCGATGGTCAGCCCGTACGCCTCGACCGTCTCGACCGTGACGCGGGCACCGGTCACCTCGACCGTGTTGACGGTCCCGTCGAGGATCAGCCCGTGCTCGTCCAGGGCCCCGTAGATCGCGTCGGACAGCTCGTCTTTCTTGTTCTGCGGCCAGCGCTCGGGGAGGCTCGCGCCGATGATGCCCCTGTATTCGGTGCTCACGGCAGCGGCCTCCGGTCCGGCTCAGCGTCGAAGTTGTGCACCTGGCGCGCGTCGGGGTGGACGAGGCAGTCGCCTCCGTGTGTGCACTCCTGCGCGGTCAGGCTGCTGTCGAACCAGCCGCGGACTGCCGGGTGGACGTCATCGCCGGGGTTGTAGGTGACGCTCCCCGCGTCGATGACGGCCTGAGTCAACGTGCTGATCGACGACCTGTGGTGGAGGTACTCGGCCAGCTGGATCTTCAGTGCCTCCAGAGCCCGCGGGCTGAACTCGCTCCGCAGCGCTGCCACCAGGGCGACGTACGAGGGTCGGTTGTTCTCGCTCACGGCTGGATCCCCCGCAACTCCCACTTGCCACCCTTGACCGCGAACCGGACGTAGATCTCCGGGGCCTCGGCCTTGAGTTGCTTGGTGTTCAGCCGCCAGCTCTCCACGTACGACAGCCGCAGCGGCTGCGCCAGGGCCTCGTGCGTCACGTCGATGCGCTGCTCGCCCGGCGCCGCCTCGGTCAGCTCCGCCTTGATGGCGTCGGTGACCGTCTTCAGTCGCGCTGCTGCCTCGTCCGCCGCTGGTTTCAGCTCGGCGTACGCCGCCAGCAACTCGTCCAGCCGGCTACCCGGCTTCGCGGTGATCACTGCTGGAACGCCTTCCGCGCACGCGCGCCGAGCTTGTCCAGCGCTTTGAGCATCGCGTCGACCAGCTTGGCGGTGGTCGGCACCTCGCCTCCGACCTTGGCCCGCATCTTGATCTGGCCGAGCTGGTTGATGAGGTCGTGCGTGCCGCTGACGTACGTGACCCGGGCAGCCTCGCTGCGGCGCCCCAACGCCTCAAGGCGCTCGAACAGTCCGGCGTCGTCGGCGCACATCGTGCAGGTGTCGGCGTGGATGGCGTGCCCGAACTGGAGGTCGCTCCGGGCCGGCAGGGTCGGGTGGAGGGCGGTTTCGTCGAGGAGGTACTGCTCCCGGCGGCCCAGGTGGGCGCGCAGCCGCAGGATCTCCTCGGCCATGGCCAGCAGCGCCTCGTCGGCGTGGTGGCCGTGCTCCCACATGGTGTGCTCGATCCAGTTGAGCAGCTTGGTGCCTACGTGGTTGAGGCGCGGCGGTAGCTCGGTGAGCTTCTCTCGGACGTCACTCATCACTTCTCCTCCGGGGTGTTGTCGGTGAGGGCGTCGGCGACCAGCGCGGCGGCCGGTCCGGCGAGGTCGGCGCGCATCTCCGCGAGCACGTCCACCCGGGATCCGCAGGCCTGCGCCGGGCCGCCCTGGGTGCTGGCGGCGCGTACCTGCTCGGGGTCGAGGTGGCCGGTGCGCTCGTCGGGGCCGGCGGGGAGGTGCCGGTCGGCGTAGTGGTGGGGGGCGAGGGCCTGCCGGTCGGCGGGGTGTAGCGGGGACCAGTCGGCGGTGACGGGCTGGATGGTGTCGGCGCGGTGCCGGCCCACGTACCGGTCGGTGGGCTGGTTGCGGCCGGTGAGCCGGCGCAGAACGGTGGCGGCGGTCACCGGGTCACCTCGCGGACGTACAGAGGCCGCCAGGTGCCGTCAGGCGCGCACTCGCAGGCGTCACAGCCCTGCTCGTTGATCGGCCCGTACGCGGCCTCGTCCCACGGCTCGACGTTTCCGCAGCTGTGCATGAAGTGCTGGTAGCGGCCCTTGACGGCGGGCTGGTAGGCCGCCAGTTCGGTGAGCAGCAGCGGGATGTCCTGCCGGGCGTGGGCGATGAACTCGGCGTCCGCCCGCGCGTCGGCGTGCGGGAACTGGAAGGCGCCGGCGTGGTACCGGATGAGCGCGACGCGGTCGGGCTGGTGCGGCTCGTCCTCGTTGGTGCTCGCCGTGTTGATCGGCAGCCAGTAGGTGTCGTACGGGTCTTCCCACCGGACGCCGGTGGCCCACGGCCCTCGGGTGGCGTCGTGCTCTCGCTGGCGGATGGCCTTGAGGGCCTGCTCGATGTCGGTCACAGTGCTGCTCCCGTCAGCTGGAGGAGGACCCACGTCAGGCCGGCGATGACGGCGGCGAGGAGGGCCCAGAGGGCGAGGCAGGTCAGGAGGAGGAGGCCGAGGGCGGCGAGGCCGCGCAGGGCCTCGTGGACCGGGTCGTGGCGGTCGATGGCGGTCACTCGACACCGACCCGGGTGACGGTGAACGTGCCGAACCGGCCACCCTCGATCCAGCCCTTGCCTGCGGCCAGGTCCACGTCCACGTCGAAGAACCGGGAGTTGAGGTGTCGGCCGGCGTACCGGTGCACCGCCTCAGCGATCCGCTCGGCGTGGTCCGGTCCGGAAACGATCGGCCCGAACGGCGCCACGTGGTGCTTGCGGCCGATGCGGGCGAACTCGACCCGGTACCGGGTGGCCTCGCCGTCGAGCACCTTCCGCCCGGCGTCGGTCAGCCGCCAGTACCGCACCAGGAGTCCCTGAGTGCCCGTCGAGTACGTCTTCTCCTCCAGCTCGACCCAGCCGGCCTGCTCGGCGGCGGCGATGCGGGCGTTCACCCGTACTTCGGCCTGGATGTCAAAGTCGCGATCCGGAGACTCCGTGCGGTACTCGCGCCGGATGTGACTGGCGCGCACCTCGTCGAGCAGGGCGATGCGGGTCTTGGTCGGGTGGAGAGCCAT